AACTGGCTGAAGCATCCACTTCATGATCCATATGTTCTGATCCATGTTCAACTCCTAACTGTATTCCGCTATCGCCAAAAACCATATTCAAAATATAAGAGGTGCCCGAAGACAGCCAGCCCAAAATGAAGAAATTAGCAACAGTTACATCAAAATTAAATAGTTCTGTAAACGGAGAAAGCAACATTAAAAACCATCCCACATGGAACCCCATACACATAGGGCACGTTGCCATATGCTTAAGGCGTCCTTTTTTGGGCCTCACGCGATTAAAAATTTTCCCAAACACAAGTATTTGGGTGAGACCGTATGCAGCCAAAGTAAAGGTTAATAGTTCCATTTTATCCCTCCGTCTCGTATCCGGTGATAGTCCGAGTATCGTATTTCTGTTGAAGAAAAGTTTTTAATGCATCAGTAACGTCCCAGTTTTCAGGGATGTCTGCGTCTAGACTTTCGTCTCGCTGTATAATTGTAATTAAATCCTTAACAAATAAGTTTTCCACCTTATTATCAAGAATTGCGGCAACATGATCGTCCATATCTAATTTTCCTAAATTGCCTTGAGGGCGGGCGCTGTCCTCGACTTGATACATTGCAAGTATAAACCCCGCAACATCTTGCGACTTATCAAATATATCTTTTGCTGATGCCACGCCAGGAAGAAGATTTACCAAGACGCTTAAAACTTCTTTTTTGTTTTGATATTCCACTGTGCATTTAAGAAGTGCTACTAGATCTCCAAATGTTTCAATATCCCCTCCTTGTCCTGAAAGTAACTCTGGGAATTTCTTTTTACAATAATCATCTTTAAGGTAATCGTCCATCTGTCCCCATTTAGTGGCAATAAAAGAACTAACGTTTTTAATTCCTTTTGTTAATATATTTCCCTGTTCCGCAGCGTTGGGAGTGGGAGGGCCTTGTTCAACTAAATATTTCTCCCAATTTTCCATTATCATCTTCATTTCTGACACAAATATTTTCCTTAAATCGTATACAAGTAATAAAGTGAATAAGGATCTCTAACCCAGCCCGATCTAATAGAACCCTTCGTTACTGCCTGCGGGACCTCTCCCAGTTCCGTAGAGTCTTCCTTGTCTGGGTGCACCAATTCGTCGTCAGTCATTGAAATGATGGCCTCAGTAGATTCGAAGTAGGGGCGTTCGTCGCTAATAAAATTAGAAATATTAATTAATGTCATTTTGGCTGTATTGAGTTTATCACTGTAGGGCGCCTCCATCATAGCCTCCATGGAGCCATAAAAGGCGCCCCCCTGAATCGATTCGGGAATAACCAATCCCTTCTTTTGCAAATAAGAAAAGAAGCGATTCTGTGCGCCATAAGCCAAGCTAGTAATTGTCTCTTTGGGAAAAGCGGTCACCTTATTTTGCTTAGCAGACAATACAATATCAATGTCTCCATGATCAAAAATCATCAAATCCCCATTCATACTTTTACGTATGTCTAGTTCTAAAGTAACTGAGGGTACGTTGGCGCCTTTGCCAATTTTAATGGTGATTGCCATTACTATAGATTTCCTTTACAAGTGCTTGGGTCCTCATCACGGTAATAAGAACATCATCATTGATAGTTTCGCCTGAATAAGAGCTAAGTCGTTCTACGACTTGATGCGTCTTTTGTAACATCTCGTTATCATTTTTAATCTCGTCCACCTCGGAGGCTGCTTTTAGCTGCGTTTTTAAACGCTTGATCTCTTCATTCAGGAACATTTTAAGTTGCAGAGAATTGTCTACAAAAGAAGAAATATAATATCCCAATAATTCCTTTTGTTCATCGAGCAACTCATGATCGTATTTTGCATTAAACTTCTTTAAGAACGTCTTATAAAGAACATTATCCATGGGTGAGTCCGTATAAGATGCCGGGGTTTCTTCGCCCATGTTCACCACAATTGTGTTTTCTAAAATCACTTGATCTTTCGGAGACGTTTTGTCCGAAAAGATTTGTGCAATAGTGGCCAACGTTTTGTAGTTGGGAACAAAGTTATTAAAAACTGTCGGCGCCAGCGCCACATTTACATCGCGAATTAAATCGCTCTGCTGCTGGAATAGCCCTTGCGAGTTAATCATTCGCTTCTGCAGTTTAACCTCTTTGAGAATTTTCTCGCAGGTAAGACGATCAAGATCTTGGTTTTCATATAAGGAGCGATAACAATCTAAATCTTTCTTAAGGCTTGTTCCATTCTTGAAGTGCTTCTTAAGTAGACCAATCGCAACTTCCTTTCTTTTAGGATCGTTTTTCATAATTGCGACGGTGGCCTCGCGCACCAACGCCTCGTAGACAAAGGCGCTATTTCGCTTCTTGTTGTGTCTGAACTTCATCATCTTGCTCCGTTAACGTTTCTGTTGTTCCTTCTAAATCTTTAATGAGGGTGCGAACCGATTCATTAATTTGAAAAAGCTTTTCTTCTTCTGTCTCTTCTCTCAAACTATAAATAGACTGGTCTTCCTCATAAATACCCATCCCTTCGGCAGTTGGAACAAATCCTTTCCCAAGAGACTTCAGTCCGTCCGCGTACCCGGGCAGTATATTTCTCATTGTAGCGCTTCCTTTCTCGGAAGCAAATTGAGATTTAGTAGACCGCGTACGCGCTCCTGCGGGACGTTTGTCTGTATGGACCGGGCGGTATACTTTGCCTTTGGCTCCCGGCGTAAGTCGCGGCGAAGACCGCGAGCCCGGAGGAACTGCGAGGAGTGCTGAATCGTCTCCAGCGCCAGCTTCCGCTTCGCCAGCGGGCATCTCTGCGCCGCCGCCTAGGTCAGCCTCCATATCCATACCGCCGCCCAAGTCGGCTCCCATGCCTCCGCCCATGTCCATGCCGCCACCGAGGGCGCCGGCAGTTTCACCGGCCGCCGCGGCCTCAGCAACCTGCTGAAGGGCAGCATCATGCTTGCGATCATAGTACATTTCGCGTTGGGTGCGCAGGAATTCGTCGTGAGACATTCCGAAAATGTTGTCAGCAACCCACCGACGAGAAAAGTATCCTTCGGTGGCTGCCGCGGCAATGGTGAACTTCTGATTCCAATGCTCAATTTCTTGAAGCTCTGCGATCTTGGAGGGGTTGTTGAGAGACAAGCTAAAACTGAGCAGATCATCGCCGCGGAAGCCCAGAGTATAAAGATGGATAATGCCAATCTTGGTAAGCTCTGCAATGATAACTCGCTGCAGTCTCTGGATTGTTCTCGCAAAACGCACGTCTTTTTGTGCAAGCGTGGTCTTGTCTTCTTCCGCGCCCTCACCCATAGTAAGATAAGATTGAGGAATTTTAAGAGCTGAAAACAATTTGTCCCGAAGGTACTTAATATCGTCAATGGCTGTGATGTTTGAAGCGCCAGCTAGAGAAACAATGTCAGTCGCGGAGCCTGGGCGGATTGGAATGAAATAGTCCTCTTCGATGCTCATCGGATTATAACGCAAGTCGATCCGGCCGGTTTCGGGATTAACAATCGAGTGGCGCTTAAGCTGCGTAACAACCTTTTGCATGTATTGCTCCACATCTTGAGGCGGAACGGCGCCTACGTCAATTTTAAACACGCGTCGCTCTGAGGAGCGGATAACGCGATACGCCATCATGGCGTCCTCCATGAGAGTTAGCTGCCGCCAGATGCGGCGGGAGGCCTCAAGGATGGAGGTGCCGTACGGCATATACTTGTCATTACCAAGAATTCTAAAATGAGCAATCTGCCAGTTTTCAAACGTCATGCCAGCAGAGTTCCACTGGTATTGGACATAATTAGGGTTAGTGCTGTCTTGTCCCTCTAATCTCTCGACTTCCTGCGGAGGGAGCGCGATGACAGACTTCACCCCATACTTGTCATCGACGTCAAGATACAAAAAGAAGTCGCCATACTTGCACATGGTCCGACTCCAGCCAAACAGGTTGTACTGAACGTTAAGAACGTTTTCGTACAAGACTCCTAGCACTGCTTTGATTTCTTCGTTGGGGCATTTAATATTAAGCATGGGTCGCAAATCGGAATAGGTGGTCATTTCATCGGCGTAGATGTCCAAGGTAGATGCCAACTCCGGCATGTATTCCATTTGATCAAAATCAATATAGCGTTCTGAGCGGCGCTGGTTTCCAATAGCGTTGTTGGCCAGAATGTCTAACGGATTATAAAGCGTCTTTTTGAACTGCTGTCCCGAGGCTGTCTTGAAGCGAGACGAAAATTTATCTAAATGCTGTCGTCGGATCCGTCGTCCGGACTGCGAACGATAATTAATGATTGGTCCCGAAAAGAGCCTGGTTAGAGCTTTAAACAGGCTGGTTTCAGAGTTGTTGGGGTTCTTTTTTTCAATTGGCATAGGTTATCTCACTTTACAATCCACATGAATTCCTCATATGTTTCTTTAGCTTCTGTCATTTTATCAAGGATGCTATCTTTTTTGTAGCCCTCTTGTCCTTTAACTCTCGTATTAAAACGCGTACTAGTTGTAATGATTGAGTCAGCAAATGCTTTCTGATAATTGAGATCTCTGGCATTCGCTTGAATCGCGGTGTCGCGTACCCAGCATGCTATAGCAAGAGCAATGACCAGATCGTCATTGTACCCCTTCATTGCCTGAGGCTTACCATTTCTCCAAATAAATGTTTTCATTTCGTTAACAGTTCGCGTAGAATATATCTTAATTAGTTTATTTCTTATAAACTCTTCTAATTTCGCCACTATAAGCGGCCGAGTTTTCATTGAAGTGGTAAAGCCGGGGATGGCGCTATTCTGATATTCGGCTTGATGTTGTTCAATATACTCATGTGTCGATTTAATTGAGTAATATAAATGTGGATAACCATATTCGATTAGTTTATCTAAAACTGTATATCCAATATTGTTATTTTCAACCACCATCATAGCATTTCCAAACTCTCTTCCGATTTGATTGAGCATGTTTGCAAACAAATCTGGTGTCACCTTCCCCTGGTATTCGCCAATTACTTCTAACGTTTCCAATTTAATAATATGGAAGGTGGAATAGTCCGCACCATCCCCTCTCGCCACATCAACAACTTGTAAATAGTTGCAAGTAGCGTCGTAATCTTCCCAAATCCAAAAATTGCGATCTACTCCGGTTCGATACTTCGGCTCTTTGGTGACCGCGTGAAGCCACTCCATGCACTCCGGATCAATTACAGTCTCTCCAGATGTATTGAAGTTGCACATCAATTCTTGCGCAATCTGTCGTTTTGACATGTTCTTGGTTTCTTTTTTAAACCATTCACCATCTCTCTCTGGGTGAATATCCCACTGGAGTGTCGTGAGGTTGAAGTTATTCGTTCGCGTCTCTGCTTCAACACATGTTTTATGAAACCAATTCCCCACCCCATTGGGAGTAGAAATAGCAATGCAGCGACCACCGGTTGACAGAGTGGGATATAGTCCTGTCCATAATTCTTCTAAGCTTTCAATATGTGCGGCCTCATCAAGCACCAGCAAAGAAAGAGCTTCAGAACGACCAGCGTCTCCCGAAGTGGAAGCTGCTTTGATTGAGGAGCCGTTTGAAAGCTCAAAAGATGTTCTGTTATCTACACTAATCTCAGCAATTTGTATCCACTTAGGCAGTTGCTTCATAATGCTTTTTACTTTCTTGACTAAGTTGCCTGCAGTTTGAAACTTTGTGGCCATTACAAGAATAGATTTGTCTCGATGAAATAGCATCATCCAGACGATGTAACCCGCTGTAATAGTAGAGATGCCAAGCTGTCGAGCCTTTAAGACCACATTAAAACGATAGTCGTTAAATTCTTGTAGCAGCACATCTTGATAATCATACGTATCAAACAAAATTTGCCCGTGCATCGGGTGAGATATGCGGGCATACGTGGTTAGAAAGTACGATGGATCTTTACCGCACTTTAATATTTCTTTTACTCTCTGCTTTTTGTCTAATTGAAATGTCATGCAT